TATTGTCTTGAATGATTCTGACGATAGATTTAATATGTTGATGGAACAAAGCGAGGTTCAAATATCAACGGCTCATGAAATTCCTTTGCCTATGATAATTCAAACACCGGGTAAACTTTCTGGAACAGATGAGAGAATGGAGTTGATGGAAGAGTTTCAAAAATCATACATAACACCAAGACAAGAAAACCACGAAGCAGTATTAAACGAAATTCTAAAGGCTGGAGGTTTTACAGAAGAGTTGAAGTTTAAAGAATACGGAGCAGAGGAAGAAATCGAGGGAGTTGTTTCTAGTATTCCAGTAGAGGGAGACAAGGAAGCAGAAGCGAGAGCGCAATTAAGAGGTTCAGTCGGAGGTGTTCAAGGTATCATTCAAATACAACAAGCGGTAGCAGATGGAACGAGCGATAGAGAAAGTGCAAAGGCTTTACTTGAATTAATTTATGGGTTTGCTCCAGAGGATGCAGCACGTTTATTAGGTAATGTACAAGAAGAAACTAAAACTTTACAAGAATGAGCAAAGTAAAATTTATAACAACACAGTTTTTAAAAGAAAACACAACAATACAGGATAACGTTGATGATGATTTTCTAGTACCTTTTATTTATAAATCTCAAGACACTCATTTGCAGCAAGTACTTGGAACATCTTTTTACGATAGACTAAAAGAGGGTGTAATTAACGATGATTTAGATGCTGATGAAACGGCTTTAATTAACGACTACATTCAAAACATGGTTGCAGAGTGGACACTTTACGAGGTGTTGCCACACATCAACTATAAACTAACTAATAAAGCGATAAGCAAAGAGTCTAGTGAATGGTCAGTTAATAGCGAACTAAACGAATTAAAGTTCTTAATGGATAGGGTGCGAGATATGGCAGAGTTTTACACTAAAAGACTACAAGTTTATTTATGTGATTACTCAACTTTATTTCCTAAGTATAACAATCCAGATGATAATGAGAATTTAAAGAGAAGCAACGCGGCTTATTTTAATGGGGTCTACATTCCTAATAGAGTACCGAAAGACAAATACCATAAAAGATAAAATATGTCAAATTTAGTAAGTTTTTACAATAATGTTTCCATGACTGATGATAGTGATGTGGAAGTAGTTTCTCAAACAGATAATCTAACCACCGATGAAGTTAAGAATTATGTAGACTTTTACAAAAGAGTAAAATTAGATATTAATGGAAAGATAAAAATAGTTAAAAGATGAGTTATAATCCGGGGGATTTTGTAGAGTTTTTTAGAAATGTAAAGTTAACCGATGAGGGGTATCTTATTACTTCTGATTCGAACGGTGGTGCTCCTTTTTCTGGTGAATACACGAACTATTCAGATTTAATATCAAACAACCCAGCATCAACAGTTGGGAGGTTTGCTTATGTATTAAACAGTCAAGGCACTAAATGGCTACCAGGAACAATGGGAGGTAGTTTTTATGGTGCTGGTTGGTATTATGATACTGGTAGTCAATGGTTAAATAAGAATGATGAAATATTTAACGGTTTACAACCTACACAAAAGCAAGGATTTATAGATTATAATGATACAACTGGAGATATTATTTTAAATTCTGGTACTTGGACAACAATTTTAAATGATGGTCAAGGGGCTTTTAGCAATGATACCTATAAACCAATAGGAGTTACTGAATTAATTGACGTTTCAACTGGTGCGATTGATGCAAGCGAATTGTCTTTAGGTGACACTATTTTAGTTCGTAATGATTTTACTATAACACCATCAACAAATAACGCAAAGCTTGAATTTAGATATTCTCTAGGAACTGGTGGTGGTGCTTACACTTTAGAAAAAAGTCTATCTAGGCTAGATGATGGTAGCGGAATTGCTTATAGATTCTCATTAAAACCTGATTTAATTTACATGGGTGATTCAAACACTTTAGATAATCCGATAGTTTTACAAGTTAAACTATCAACAGATGGGGTTTTAAATAATGCAGGGACGGTTGTTCAATTAATAAAAGGTAGTTACTAATGATAAAGATTTACAGAGATACAGAAGCAAATGCAATATTTGTCGAGGACGCTAACGGGGTTCAATTCTTAAATAGTTTACAAGCTACAATAGACGACCCGTTAGGAGATACTTTAAGTGTTAAAGATTTAGCAAAAGAAATAGATATAGTATCTTTAGTTAATTACACTAATTTCGTAGACGAAAACGATACGCAATGGGGAACAGATGCAGCGGATACAGTAAACGAACTAAATGCTATTTTTGTAAGTTCAGGAACGCCAACAGGAAATGCGCCTGTAATTACTAGTCCTTTGACTATTTCTCTTACAACAGGAAACACTTTAAATTATGAATTAACTGCCGATTATGGTGTAGGTTATGAGTGGGATTTATCATCGGTTTCAGGAGTTGCAACGGTTGAAGGAAACGTCAGAAAGTTAGTAGGGGGTTCTGGTTTAACGGTTGGAACTTATAATATACCAGTTAAGGCAATCAATTACAATGGTGAGGATTCAGAAACAATTGTTTTAACAGTTTCCTCTCCTCCGTTTTCAAATACAAAAAGCGTTCAATTTAATCAAAATGATTGGTTAGGCGCAAACGCTTCTTTGTTAGATTCTACACTTGGTAGATTGGGTAATGGTTCGGGTAGTGCTGATGCTTGGTCAATTAGTTTTTATTTTAAAGCTGGTTCAAGCAACAACCAACAACAAACTATTTTCTATTTCGGTTCAAATGATATTGCTAATCAAAATCATTTTAGAATTTATTGGAACGGAAACAATGTTGCTAGACGAAAAATAATATTACAGTATGGGAGTTCTAATAATAATTTAATTCTACAAACCCCAGTCGGTAGTGTTTCAAACGATGGTAGTTGGCATCATTATTTAATCACTTATGATGGTGGCACTACTGGTTCAAGTAGTGGAGATATTAATTTATATTATTCTAGATTTAAAATTTTTATAGATGGAGTTCAACAAACGACATCAAATATTAATAGCAATTTTGGAAACACAACCGGATTAAGTGGGCAAAATTTAAGAGTAGGGAGATATAATAGTTCAGGTTATATTAGGAATAATTGCAAGATTGACGAGTTGTCAATTTGGGATTCAGACCAAAGTTCAAATATTTCAAGTATTTACAATTCAGGTGTCCCTTTTGATTTATCAACTTTAGTAACTCAGCCTATTAATTGGTGGAGAATGGGAGACGGTGACACATTCCCAAATTTACAAGATAGCGGAACAGCATCAAATTGTATTTTTGTTATGAATAATATGACAAGTTCTGATATAGTTAACGATACACCATAAAAAACATTTAAAATGAGTGCAGAAACAAAAGATAAACCGTTAAGAGAATTAGTGGTTGAGATGCATACAGACATGAAACATCTGGCAAAATCTAAAGACGACCATGAAAAGAGAATTAGAACGGTTGAAAAGGGAATGTGGGGAATACTTGCTACTTCATTAGCTGGAGTTGGCGCGTTTGTTAAATCTATATTTATAGGAAGTTAATGTATAAACTAGGAAATAGAAGTAGGAAAAGACTTGAGGGAGTACACCCTAAATTAATTAAGTTAATTGAATATTCTTTAGAGCATGAAGATTGCCCTCATGATTTCGGGATTCCTTCTGATGGTGGTTTAAGAACAGATGAAAGACAAGCAGAATTATATTCTAAAGGTAGACGCGGCATGAAAGGAGAAAAGAAAGTTACTAACGCTGATGGTGTAAGGAATAAATCAAGACACCAAAAGAAACCCGATGGTTACGGTTACGCGTTTGATATTTACGTTTATGAAAACGGAAGTGCTAACTGGGATAGACAAAAACTAACAGAGATAGCGAACCACATTTTTACTTGTGCTGATGAACTAAAAATTAAAATCCAATGGGGCGGTTACTTTAAAAGCTTCAAAGATTTACCTCACTTTCAACTTGCTTATTAATTATGTACGATAGAATCTTTAAGAATTGGAAAACCACTATGTTGGGAATTTTAATTATCTTAGCAGGGTTAACACTTGTTTTATTAGATAAGGCGACCTTAACAGAGGCATTGCCTTTTCTAGTTGGTGTTATCGGAGTGATTTATAAACCAAAAAAATAAATATGGCTGATGAACAAAGGTATCGATTATATTGCAAGACAAAAGAAGAACAACAGTTTTTAAAAGGAATTAGGAAACAATGTAGAGAAGCAGAGATTAACCCTGAAGATGTTAAGCATGGATGGGTAAAAAATAAGAACTCTAGTTTATTCTTTAAGAATCCAGAATACAAGCAAGAAGATGAAAAGCAGATTGATAAACTTAAAAAAGAATTAATTGAGTTTGTTAAAACAGAAACACCAATACAAGAAGTAAAAAAGAGAAAGCAAAAAGGAGATAATCTTTTATTGATTGACCCGGCAGATGTTCACATTGGGAAACTCTGTAAGGCGTTCGAAGTTGGTTCTGAATATAATCAACAGATTGCAGTTAAAAGAGTATTAGAGGGCGTTAATGGAATACTCGATAATGCTCAAGGATGGAGCAAAGATGAAATAGTTTTAATCATAGGTAATGATATTTTACATACTGATACTCCAAGAAGATTAACAACGTCAGGAACT